ACGCCAGTGACAAGGTTGTGGCGCAGATGGCGTTGGCTGCGGCCCGCGAGGTGGAGAACGGTGGACGCCGGCAGATCATCCACGCGGTGGAGAAAGATTCAGCGTTAACGGAGTTCATCACCGCCGACGAGCGTGTCACCGAGCCGATGCCGCAGGGCTTGAAGGACGAACTCGAGGCAATCCTGAGCGGTGAAGAACCGCAGACTTATGAGCGTCCGACGTGGGGCGGTCAAACCGTCACCGAAACCAAAACCAAGCCGGTGAAGCGGTCAAATCTTGTGCAGGGCTGGGCCAGGGTGGCGACCGGGGATGAAACCTGTTCGTGGTGCCTGATGCTTGTGTCCCGAGAACCGCTTTACACCTCACCGAAGACGGCGGGTTACTACGGCGAACAGTCAGAAGAAGAGCTGGTTGAGATGTTCAACCGCATGGATTTGGAAACCTACTTCCTTGAGACAGACGCCCTGGACGACGAGTTCAAGAAGTGGCACATCGGTTGCGACTGCAAAGTGGTGCCCGTCTTCGACAAGGCGAACTGGTTCGGCAAGAAAGCCCAGAAACGCGCCAAAGCTTTGTGGGACGACGCTGCGAAGGATGCAGCTAAGTACCGCAGGGACAATCCTGGACGCCGGAAAGTGAGAGGCGAGAACAAAGGCGACCGCTACACCAAGAACGAAGACACCCTGCTGGCTCTTCGCCGTGACATCGACAACGGCAAGATCAGCTCCAAAGACTGGGCCGCACTCCAAGCGGCCTAACCCAAAGGAAAACCGCCCGCCCAAGCACCCTTGATGGGTGTTTTTTATTGCCCAGGAGGCATCAACAATGTCCGACGAAACCACTACCACTGATACCGCCCCGGCCCAGGAGGCCGCACCGAAGGCTGAAACATTCTCTGCGGAGTATGTGCAGCAGTTGCGTGATGAGGCAGCCCGTTACCGCACCGAGAAACGGTCTGCTGCCGAACGCGCAAAAGCTGAAGCCGTCAAGGATTACGAGGGCCGGATCGCGGAGAAGGATTCAGCAGCCAATCTGCTGCAATCCGAACTGTCCGACAGGACGCTGGAGCTGGCGAAGCTCAAAGCTGTCCTGGGGGCCGGCATCGCATCTGAGGATGCTTTGAAGGTCGCGGCTCTCGTCCAGGGAACGGATGAGGATTCGATCTCACAGAGTGTGCAGTCGGTTAAGTCGCTGATCGGGAGGGCTCCCGAGCGGGACCGCCCGGTCGATCCATCACAGGGGTCAGGCAACTATGTGCCTTTGAACGGTGATCCGATTCTGGAGACCGTCAAGCGCATGGTTGGTGCCTGACCTTCCATTCATTTAACAAGTTAGGAAACAAGATTCATCATGGCTGACATTTTCCACACCCCGGCTCCCGATACGGCGGCGAAGCTGACCGACTCGATGTTCTCGGGTTTCCTCGAGCCGACTTTGGCTCAGGATTACTTCGCGGAGGTTGAGAAGACCTCCATCGTTCAGCAGATCGCCCGCAAAATCCCGTTGGGGCCGTCCGGCGTCCGCATCCCGCACTGGGACGGCGACGTTACTGCCCGCTGGGTTGGTGAAACCGAGCAGAAGCCGGTCACCAAGGGCGGACTGAGCAAGCAGGACGTTGTGCCGTTCAAAATCGCGAGCATCTTCGCCGCTTCGTCTGAGGTTGTGCGGGCCAACCCCGCCAACTACCTGAACACCATGCGCAGCAAGATCGCTGAGGCGATTGCGTTGGCGTTCGACGCGGCTGTGCTGCACGGCATCGACAGCCCGTTCGGCGCTGATCTGGCTGACACCACCAAAGAGGTTGCTTTGGCCCCGAACGCCTACCTGGCGCTCAACGAGGGTCTGGGTCTGCTTCTCGCGGACGGCAAGAAGTGGACCGGCACGTTGCTGGACAACAAGGCCGAGCCCATCCTGAACGGCAGCATCGACAACGCCGGCCGTCCGCTGTTCATCGAGGCGACCTACGACCAGAGCAGCGGCCCGTTCCGCAGCGGTCGCGTCATGGGCCGTCCGACGTTCGTCTCCGATCACGTCGCCAACGCAAACATCCTTGGCTTCCAGGGAGATTGGCAGCAAGTGATCTGGGGTCAGATCGGTGGCATCAGCTACGACGTGTCCGATCAGGCAACCCTGGACCTGTCCACCAACGGTGACGGCTCCGGAATCGTGTCGCTGTGGCAGCAGAACATGATCGCGATCCGCGTCGAGGCCGAGTTCGGTGTTCTGGTCAACGATCCGGAAGCGTTCGTGAAGCTGGTTGATACCCCGGCTCCGAAGCCGCTGGCGGTCCCCCCGAAGACCGCGGCCACCACCCCCGCTAAGTGACGGCAAGGGCGGTCGGTGACTTCACTTAGGCACTTAGGTGAGGTCACCGACCGCCCACCAGCACCGAGATAGGAGTCGAACATGGCTTACGCAACTCCTGCTGATGTGGCTGTGCGTTGGGGGCGGGAACTCACAGTCGAAGAAACCGCCTCGGTGTCTGTCAGGTTGGAAGATGTGGAGCGGATGATCCGCCGCCGCATTCCCGATCTAGACACCCAAGTCAATTCCGGTGCCATCAACGTCGAGGATGTGGTGCAAGTTGAATCAGATTCTGTTTTACGGCTGGCCCGCAACCCCGAGGGCTACGAAAGCGAAACAGATGGCGATTACAGCTACTCCATCAACAAAGACTTCGCGGCAGGCACGCTGGGCATCACTGACGACGAGTGGGCGATCCTCGGTGTGACCTCCCAGGGCGGCGGAATGTTCTTCCTCGATCCCGTCCCTGTGATGCCCTCCCCGTACCCATACGGGATGTGGCGGCGCGATGCATAGGACCTGCGGAACCACTACCGGGTCATCGACTGGGTGAGGCAACGCTGGTGAGCCTCCTTGACACAGGGACAGAGCAGATCGTCATCTTCCCCGAAGAGGCAGTGTTGGACGCGGACGGCAACATCCAGACGCGGGCATCCCAAACCGGGGTGTGCGCTATCGCCCGCATCCAGCCACTGACCCTCGGCAAGAATGAGCGCGACGACGAGGGCTTCGAAACGGAACAAACGTACTCGCTGCGCCTGCCCCGCAATATCCGCTGCCGGATGGGTGCCCAAACTCAGATCGAGTGGCACGGCGAACGGTGGGTGGTGTTCGGGGATGCGTTCCGCTACAACAGCTCACCCAGGACAGCGCATCACACCTACAAGATCAAACGGTACTGATGGCAGTCGAAATCTATGACGAGAAGGGTCTGCCTGAAGAGATCGCCCACATGGCAGGCGTCCACGACGCCTTGGGGGATCAGGCCGGCGACATCAAAATCAAGGCCGATTCCATCCTCGCAACGCATCGCGATAAAGGCGAAGCGAAAATTGAGGTCGATGAGGGCGACGTGGACTGGTTCGTCAGTCTGGTCGACAAAGCGGCGATCCCCATCGAGTTCGGCCACCAAACCCGCAGCGGGAAAATCGTTCCCGGCTTGCACATCATGAGTCGAGCATCAGGAATCGCTTAGGAGAGGATTCGCATGTCGGTGATCCCGAGGGTCCAATCCATCGTGCTGCCGATCCTGCGCGAAGCACTTCCTGCCGTGAAGATCGGTTCATGGGTTGAGGACATTGATTACCGGTCATTTCCGCTGTTGAACGTGCGGCGGATCGGCGGTGTCCGACACGACCGAAGGCCCCTAGATTTAGGGATGCCGGTGATTGAGATGACTGCCTTCGGGACGGCATCGCTACCTGACACCGAGCAGCTCTACGAAGACGCCCTGGAGGCGTTACATGAAGCGGTGCGGCTTCAAAAACTAACGGAGGCAGGTTACCTGCATTCCATTAAGGAAAAGTCTGGCGCTACTCAGCTTTCCTCGCTCTTCCAAGACTCCTGGCGAGTCCTTGGCTTGATTCAACTTGGGGTGCGTCCACCTCAAACCCATCAACTAACCAGGAGATAAATCCTTATGTCACTGAATGATGCCGCGGTTGTTACCGCGGCGATTGGCTATGTGTACATTGCCGATCCCGGCACCCCGCGACCGTCGCCTTCGGCGCTTGAGTCCATCGACCCCGAGTCGTTCGGGTCTTCGTCGGGCTCGCTGAAGACGAGCGCGGTTCCCACTGGGGGCACGTTCTCCATCACTGTCGGTGAGGGCACTGTCGCGCCGAAGGAGCAGCTTGCCCCGCTGCCGGGTAAGGCTGACCCGCAGGACCCGGCGACCCTTGAGGCGACCGGTGTTGATCCGGTTGCGACCCCTGACCCGA